GCCCGGGGCGTACCCTTCCCCCCTGTTTTTCTTTCCCATCGCGTTACATATTATACTCACGTAGAGTTCGTCATGTCTTTCATCAATCCCCGCGACTCCCCTGACAACTCCCTCTGAATTGTACGCCAATAAGACTATATCAGCATTTTTAATGGAACTGTGGGCATATGTACGTAAACTACTGCACAATTTCCCGTTCCGTACACTCTTGAGCGCGTCCTGTATCTTCTTGTCTTTCTTCTTCAGTTTAACGATACGAAGGCCCTTAAAGGCCGTAGCGTAACGAGTCATACTTTATTTTACGCACACATTTTTTTTCGAATATCCGATGACTGCACATGTAATTCTCTTCCCCGCGTGTCCCGTACTTAAACTATCGGCGTGGCCGCCTCTACCCAAATCGTCGCGCTCCTCGTGAACGACGAGCGCGCGGCCTATCACGTTCGCCTTCGACCCCCGTAACTTCACGAGCGGATCGACCATCCGAAACCTGGCCACACCTCGGGCGTCAAATTTGATGTTACCGAGATCGCCGACATGTCGCTCCTTAGATTTCGGTCCGCCGTGCTTTTTGCCGTAAGGGTTGAAATGTGCACACGCGCTCGCGCACCCGTCGGTGAGGTCGCCCGCCTCGTGGATGTGGATTCCGTGGTAGCTGTTCTTGTATTTACTGGATTTGAGTGTTCCCTTAATCACCACCTTGTTCCCCTTTTCGAAAAATTCGACGACGCCCTTGACGTGGGGGTGATTAAGAAATGCCGTGGCTATGATGATACCCATTATACTTTGTGTCATTTATATTACGCAATAAAAAAATCTGATATAAGGTTTTCATGGACTCCTCCTCTTCGAGGCAGTGGCCCTCGCGGTCGCAGCGTTGGCTCTGAGTGTCCTACGCTTGGATGGACTATTATTGTTCTTCGAGGGGCTCTTCTTCCTCCTTTTCGTGATCACGTCTCTGACCTTTTTAGCCTGGTTGAACTTCTCCCTCGCTATTTGGGCTGCTCGATTTGCAGCCACCGATTTCTTTTCAGCCGCGTTCGCGATCTTGATTTGGGTGTTGCGGTACTTACCCCCCTTATACCGGGATTGGATCTTTACGGCTGCCTTATTGTACCTAGGGTTCATGTTTAGCGTGACGAACTTCAAATCGTGCTGATATACGGTCTTGGTCCGGTTGAACGGGTCCCTGAAAAGAGGTACCCTGTTATTCCAGTTCTTACTTTTAAGAAAGAAAGCTTCGGTCGGGGTCATCTTCGCGAGGTTTATAAAACTGTTTTGTGACAGGTAGTGGTGATACTTCGGGTTCCTGAACCCAATAACTTTATCACCGTTTTTAAAATTGTTTAGAGTGACCACATCAGGGTTGACATTTGCTGGTACGATCTTTCTTTCATACGGGACCTTTAACGTCCTCTTTTTTTTTCTGTAGTAAATCGGCCATAGAAAGTCACGAATCAATGCCGAGATACTGTGTTCAGGCCTCATCCTTCCATTATTGTTTGTAATCAGGTGCTGGTTATATGGCCTACTCAAAGGGTTTTTGTGTGTTATGTACGCCTCTGTTGTCGCTAAGGAGAGCGCACCAATCCTCATATTTGGACGAAGTTCTGATGGCCTTATCCCGAGTGCCTTAATAATCTCTTTCGCTAAGAGCTGATCCCGATATCTTTCAAGAAGGTCACTATCCTCTTGTGTCAAATTATCTAATTTATAATACTCGTTTTTCCATATTTTGTCATTTATGTTGGGTGAGCTCTGTGCCATTAAAGAGTTGGTATAGGCGAGTCCAGCTACGGTTCTCGGTGTGTTTGACAAATATTTTCGCTCGAAATTCTGATAAGTTTTCAGCACGAGCTGTGTGACCTTTTTCTCGATCGCTTTTTGTTTAGGTATTACCGTTCTGAGTTTCTCTTTAAAGTCTTGGGAATACTGTTCTTGCTCAATCACCATCCACTTAAATTGATTTTCAAAATCTAGATCTAAGGGACCATGTTCTGCATGGAAATGACCGTACGTTTTGAGCGCACTGAGGGTTTGGCGACGTAACGGAACGCGTCGTAACCTGTGCTTTTCAATAACGCGCTTGACTGCAGCTCGCATGTGCTCTGGAACCTTGTTAGAGTTCATACAATACCCCGAGAAAAGATTATATGGTCCCGAGCGGTGAACAATCGCACGTTCGCCTTCGACCGTCACCCCCCGCGCTGAAATAAAATCTATATATCCAGTATGAGCAACGTCAAATACAACATTTCTAGCAATGTTAGAAATCAAGAGAACAAAAGAGTGTTTCGAAAGGCTCGAAACAGTGCGATCAACAACGTTTTTGAAAAATACAAAATTCCCAAAAACATGGGAAACCAGGAAATCAAAAGGCGAGTCAAATACAGCAATTGGGTCGGTAGCAAATTTAGGTTGTACGGTCCGGGATTTTCTGAATATCCGGGCCAAAGTATGAGTGCTAAAATGGAAAAATATGAGAATCGTTACGCCCGCGAGAAAAAAGGTAGCCTAAACACATACACAAAATTTCTTATGAACGATAAAATCCTTACTGAAAACAAGCGAAAAGATCTCGTTGTATTGGCGTTACAATTAGGGGGAAATGCGAGGGGGGTTTTAGCAGTGAGAAACCCTGTCATCGTGTCCTACCTCATGAAATTGGTGAGTCTGTATGAAAGTTCCTATGTATCTGAAGTATTCACAGGACAATTAAAGTCGTTTGGTAAGTATCGCGAGGATGCGGCGATCATTTCTGTGCTGAAAAAACGAATCGGCTTTTTGAAAAGATTAAAGAATTATGGACCCATTCCTAATTTTGTTCCTAATAATATAAGAAATAATCTTGAGCCAGTTTTGCAAAAATTAAATATTAAATCCTATAACTCCCTGAACGAGTCAAGACTCAAAAAGTTAATGGATGAGATCTTTCCAATCCCACCGCACCCCAAAGGCAACACCGCGGCCAAGACGATCCAAAGACGGACACGAGGTATGATTAATCGAACCACGGTAAAGAAAATGAAGACCGTGGCGGGTAGGGTCAGTCTGAGGAGCAAACGAAAAAAAACCCCACAATAGGTAAACAATAACCCTGAGAAAAGATTATATGGTCCCGAGCGGTGAACAATCGTGACCACCGAGCTTCGGTAAACCACCACTACTCCACGAGTTGTTGGTTGGGAAGTGATACCTGCAAAACGAAAAGCTACAATTGCGACACGTGGCGGATCCACCCCCCCTGCACCATGCCAAGTTAGAGGATGTGTCGCACTTAAGGTCGGAGTCGTAGACCACCATTTCGGTGATTCGTTCGACTTCACCCGGGCTAGGATCCGTGAACGTGATGTGTCTCCTCGCGTCGAAGTTACGCTCCTCGAACGACCAGTTCATGTGAAGGCCTCGGTATTTCCACCGGATATGAAAATTCGGTCCACCTCTGAGCTGCACCTCACACGTGTCCGATTCTGGATCGATCACCCCGCGTTGCACGGGGTCTCGGTCACCGCGCTGGAACGTACCGTTCAAGCCACCTATGTTCGGAAGGTCGACACCCACGCTCGTACAGAAACACCCCTCTATCATGAATATTTCGTAGTCTACGATGTAGTTACTCTCGTTCGTCAGATACGCGGTTCGTCTGGGGCACACCTGGAAAGGGGCCTTCTTCGTTTTTAAAACCATTTTTTATTGTTGGTCAACATTAAAAAAGGATGTATTTCTATCTAGTCGTCGCGATTTTCACTTTAATCGTCATCGTTCAGAATAAGTCCCGGGGGGTCACTCACAGTGTCGACAAGCTCGTCAGGCAGAGCGCTCGCTACGCAACTGCGGCGCAACAAGATACTTCCCCCATGATTGCCGTTTTACACGCCAACTACGCCGCGGCTTATTTATATGCACTGAAAGATATAGCTACCAACGCACAGATTCACAACGCTACGGGTATTGACGTGAAGAAGTTTACAGAGCATATCATTAATGTTCAGGATATGGTCACTAAAAAAACTACCGAAAACTGTCCAGAATTTGTTGGTCAGCTGGATGTGTACCTCGCGGAAATCGGCGGTGAAGCCTAGGGAAATCGCGTCGAATGTAATTTCAAAAATGACCAGGAAAGAAGTCGTCCGCGATAAAATCTGGGATAAATGCCTTGCGAACGCCGTCGATTTTTACAGTTTGAAGGAACCGGACGACCGATGTCATAAGCTCGCTGACGCGACCTGGAAAACCAAGATGTCATATAAACGCTTGCAGCTCAAGAAGGATTCGCGAATGTCGATCCTGATCGACCAGACCCCAGACCCGGTGGTGCAGAAACGCACGTCCGCGGTACTATGCGGTGCGACGACGGTTTCGGGCAAGCCATGCTCCTTCAGAGCCGTGTGTGGACAGTTCTGTAGAAAGCACAAAGTCAGTGCGAACGTTGAAATCGGGACGAAAATAAATGTGTAGTTATATAAATGCTAGATCAGGATACACTTCGACCAGTGATCGTCTCGATGGCGCTGTACATCAGTATCGCCACCCTTGTTCCCATCCTTTTCAAAAAGCCGACCAACGTCAAGTTCGTCGACGACATCACCCTCAGTATCATCCGTCAGAAGGAGATGCTCATGAGCGGTACTATCATCATAGGCCTTATCACTCTGGGCACCAATTACATAAACGAAGAGTTGATTTAAATCGTGTTAGAGAAGTTGGTTGCGGTCTCTTGAAACTTTTCGTACGGCAGTTGTTTGAGGAAATCACCCCCTTCTTCAAACGGGTTCCCTTGTTTATTCGTGTAATAATTCGCTCTAGGGTCATGCGTTGCGAAGAAATCCATGTTATTTTTGCCGATGGAAACGGCCGTATCGTAGAACAGTCTCTGTTTGTCCTTGTCGGTCATCATAGATTTAACCTTAGATTTCACCATTTCAATAATTGCCATTATGTTACTTGTGTCGGGGATGTACCTATCACAGTCACTGGTTTTATCACTGGAATATAAATTCTTATTGGAGATGTGCATCCGCGCGTCGTACCAGCTGTTGCCAACCTCTTTTTCGTCGCAGGTAATTTTCCCTTCACCCGAACTTCCTTCTTGAGTACACGTGAACCCCTTGGCACAAGCCATGACCTGCTTTTCATTCAGAGCGTTCACGACCACTCCACCCAATTCTTTGACCATGTCAGTGATCACTTTCGCGTCACTCTCGTCCTTTATGATTTTTTGGAGAGCTTCGTTGACCAGGGGTTGCTTGAAAAATGCAATCGATATGTCAAGAAGTTGTTCGAGAACCGTTCCGCCCACGGATAAACCTGGGTTTCCCTTGACAGTATACATTTCTGTACTGGGTGTTTCAATATCTTTCAGTTTTTCCTTGAGATTTTCTAAGTCGTCCACGGTGTCGCTCTTAGCTTTTATTACGGGTTTTTCAGCTGAGGTTGACGATGATGACATCGCAGACTTCAGACACGACGCCACGCTCGATGACACTACCAGTGCACCGACTACACCGAAGAAAGACATTTACTTAAGACTGAGAAAAAAAACTACTCTTTACACTCTCCCCACTCACGACCCGTTTCGTGTGGGTGTGATCCATGTAACGTAACCTCTTCTCGTACGCGTCCCGCATGAAGTTCAAAAGTTGATCGAAATTGGGTTTTCCCCATTCCATTCCTTTTTGAAAAAGGAAATCGTCCTCCTCCAACTTTTGAGTTTCACAATCTATCAGGTATGGGGTCTTGACGTACTCGGGTGCTCCTCCGTAATCAGTGATGATCACCGGTTTGTCGCGCATGGCGGCTTCCACGGCGCCCAAACCCACACCTTCCGAGTGGCTGAACGAAACGTAGCAATCTGACGTATCGTGAAGTTCGTTCATATTCTCTTCGGGGATTACACCGTTGATGACCGTGACCCGAGGAATTTGTATATCGATATCTTTTTTGCACGTGGCTTTTACGACGAGTCGAGTGTTGGATTCGTTCAGTCGGATGAACGCCCTTAGAATTTCTCTAAACTGTTTTCTTGGGTCTTGTATGTTGCCGATGTGATAAAACACGTAAGGCTTCTCTGGTGGCGTGGGTATATGCGCTCTGACCACATAAAACTGGGTGTCTGGGAACTGGGAAGAGAAGACAGATTTACAGAATTCAGAAGGGACCGCGATTCGTTCAAACTCCTTGAACAGTAAACCGTAATCAGGATGGACAGTTTGCGTTTCACAAACTGTCATACACTGAAGGTCTTTGACGCGGGTTCTGATGTACGTCAGGTACTCCATGTGCCATCGGACGGGAAGCATGAAAACCAGTCCTCGTTCGGCCTCGGGTAGTTTCTCACCCAGTAGATAATAACCCCTCCCGAACAATTTGGAGTATTTCAAGGCGTGTTGGCCGATGCCAGTGTTGAGTCCGGGTCCGATGATAATCATAGTTAAAAAACAAATCTTTCTTTTAATATATAATAACACAATGACCACCCTCCGCCAAGAAATCGTCCAGGAAATGGCTAACCCCCGGGTGGATAAAGCTCGGTTATTCGACTTACTGTTAAAGATCGTCGATCACACGCCTACCGCCACCGGAGGAGGTGTCGGACCCGCGGGTCCTCCAGGACCACAGGGTGAAGTTGGACCCCGGGGACCGGCCGGTCCCGCCGGTAAGGCGGCCGTTGCGACCACCACGGGTACCACTAAAAAAACCACCACCAAGAAGAAGACCGAATCGGCTTAAAGCTAAGAGTGTAGTATATAATAAGAAAAATGGACACACTTGTCGCGCGAGAGAGAGAATTCATCGCCCGAGAAGAAGCCAGCCTCGATTTCCAGGATGCCTTACTCGACGCTCAACAGAGAGCGATCGATGAACAGAAAGCTATCATCCAGGCGCGCAGGAGGTCCCTCGAAGACGAAATCAGTCTCGCCGAACTTCAACGCAGGCTCGTAACCGAAACGTCCAGAAAGCGCCGCCGTGTCACCGGCGACCATATGACACACGAGGAAGTGTGCGCCAGTGTGGGGTTAGCACCGACGCAACGCGGTATAACACTAATTCCAGACGGTGTCTATATGCAGTCTCAGACTGAGAACGAGGTCGGCTACGAAGATTACATCACAGATGACTGCGGATTATACGATTTCACAAAGCCGAGGAATATGGACGTCGTCTCGACTGAGAAGGATCTTCGCCCAGGGACCATCAATCATACCCTTTTTATGATGGTTAACGAAAATGGGCCCCTTCCCGTTCGACTCGCTTTTGGCGGGAAAAATAAGTGGAAATTGACAGATAACCTATTTATCACCGGATTTCAGTCATTTGATGGAATTTTGAAAATGAGACTCTCCGAGGTTAAAGTTCCGCGCATGATCACTTTGCCACGCGCAGCAGCCTTGGCAGCACCACCACACGAAATCGAATAAAATGTCTTACGACGACCATTTCGACCGAGCGTGCTTCTACCTCGATGCAATGACCGAAGCGGAGGAAACGCTCAGGGCGTACTGGACCGAAATACACACCGAGAACATGAACGAAATATCACCGGACGGTCAAAAAAGAATTTGGTCACTCGAATTCAAAATGAGAGACCAAGAAATTCTTCGCTCTCATTGGTTCGGACGACTCGTCGATGTCGGGTTCACACCTCGTATAAGCTGCGAATGGCATGAGTCCAAGAATATGCTGGTCCAGTACTGAATTAAAGAAATGCAACCTTTGTAATATAAATGCAGTGTCTTACCGTGTCTTGCTTAACACCGACCCAACCTTCCAAGAAGGGTACTACTTCTTTCAAGGATTATCAACCTAAACACACAATCATCAAGACGTCTCGGGTCGAGGAGATCCGCGCGCATATTGACAACCACAAACGCGCACAGGCGAAGATCCGAATGTTAACCGAGTGGAGTCGAAGGTCGATTCGGTCAACAATGAAAGATCTGGAGGATATACTCGAGACGCTCGAAGAAGATGAGTTTGAATTTTAAGTAGTTCGGTTTACAGTCCATAGGAAAGTACCTAAAAGAGTCACGATTAACATGATCAACAACCCGAATGAGTACTTCTTTGGTTTATTGTTCTCCTCGTCCTTCTTATCAGGAAGCTTGGCGACCTGGGCGTTCAAGATGTCAATCTTCTTTAGAAGTTTTTCGAGTACCTGGAGGATCTGAAGTTCACGGTCCTTGGGTTTTTCTTTGATGTTGACTGTGGTTATTTCGAGAACCATGTACCACTTACAGTTTGACTGGAGCAGCTGATAGTCCCCATCATCCTGACTCTCGAAAATTTTAAAGTTAAGTTTTTTAATTGAAATGGGATTGAAGTAATTTGTTTTTCTATTGAAACTCCTCCACTGTTTGTCCCGCAACACCAGACCCGAACTTCCCGAAAAATGACGTTCCAGTGGAACGCGGGCTAACACCTGACCATGGCGTTCGTCGAGCAACTGGGCAACCTTAGGAACTTCTGGGCAGACTATGTCGACGTATTTAGCAATGTTATTGCTCCCGGTCGCATCATTCTCGCCGATTTGAGTGATGTAAAAATCACACATCTTGATACCGAGCACGCGACTCATATCTTCCACATGGGTGTTGGACTCTAGTGTGAGGTCGAGTGCGAATTCGTTATTCGTGCCGTTCACAAAACCGGATTCCAGAATTATATACTGGGTCTTCTTGGGTATATCGTCCAGTTGAGTCACCGACATTCTAATTTATTACAACAAAATAAAATCTTCAGGAATGACATATGGAATACTATAACAACAGGGGTTTCTTTGCCAGGAATAGAACAAAAATAATAATTGGGGTCGTCATTTTACTCGTGATCTCGCTGGCCATGTCGTTCGGTGGTGGGAGTGAAGACACTTCCACGAAAGCAGCTGTTGAGGCGGTCAAGGTCGCGGAGGAAGAGACCGCCGAGCGTGGGGGGAACAGTAGTAGCGGTGATACAGTCAAAGAGGGGAGCGAGGAACACGTCGCTCGGGTTACGACCGAGGCGAAGTTCATGTCGAATGTTACCAATCCGTTAGATGACCCGAAGGTTCTTGACGCGTCATCCAAGATGTTGTATGGCAAGTTAGATTTGAACAGTGATGGCAAGGTCTACGGCGACGAAATACCGTCGAATATGAAAGGTTTTGATCTGGACGGAGACTCCGTTTTGTCGATGGAGGAACTCAAGGCCTATCTCAAAGACGCGTCCTGAGTTTAAAACCCGAATCGAAACCGTGAAAAGACAGCTTCCCATCTTTAATCATACGCTTAATCGTATTGCCAACTTCGATGTTGTCCCGATACGCTTGAGCGTGCTGAGGCTCCGAGTTCAGATCCGGCATAAGAAGATTAAAAGCCATCATCTTCTGTGGGACGGAGAGTTGCTTGTCGGTGATTATCTTCAGAATATCCTTTGGAATCTGTGAGACGTCCATTACTTTTTAATAACATCAATTTCCTTAAACTTAAACGCGAGGAGATGCCTGATGCTTTCCACGGCGATTGGTTCAAGGTTGTAGAGCACCGCGATAATACCGAAGGCGACCGCGACCCGGATTACGGACCCACTTTTCTTGAAGAACTTGTCAACTATTCGGTGGAGGAAAAGATTTGGTAGCGCGAAAGCGACGACCAGTAAACCGAGCGCGGTCGCCAGTGCATCGGACTCGCTACCAGTCTTCTTGAACTTCTGGACGGACAACATCGCTATGCTGGTAAGGGCTACGAGGTCGATCATCACTTTGCCAACCTCCTGTCCAAACGAATCTGCGTTGTGAGGATAGATAGAAACCTGAGGGTGGATAGAGACCGCCCCTGCAACTTCGTTCGCGAATGCGCCAAATTTATACGACATGGTTTATTAATAGTGTATATTTTTTTTAATTTTGAAGTCTGCGTATCCACTTCGAGACTAGTTCTGGAAAGTTTGCTTTAATAGTCGCGGTGTACGATTCAAGCAACTCTTTTTCTGTCGCCTCATCCTGGGTAAGGAAGTTGCGGTCAGGTAGTACACCCATCTTGATGCCGTTCAACCAGTCTAACCTCTTATTAAAGTTTTTGAAAATTCTATATGAAACGAGCGACTCATGTCTAATGTTCAGCACTCTAATTTCTTCGTGTATTCGATCTAAGTGTACCATTAACTTGAGGTAACATTTTTTGGTGGGTTCTGCCAGGCCATCTGAATATCTCTGGCTCTACAATGATTCACAAATGAAACTGGGTCGTGCCAATAGGTACCCACGAATGCATCTGGATCGTTCACGTCGAAACTCTCACCACCTTGCGTGTACGCTATTCCGAACTGCCCAATCGACGGGTGTCTCAGGGCAGAATACCGTTTCCCAGTCGCACACGCCTCCATCGTGTGCGTTCGTTTCACGAGATTACAGTGGTTGCAGAGCGGTTGAAAGTCGGAAAGCACTTGAGTTCTGCGAGACAAAACCCTCGGGTCGTTGTACAGATCGTTTTTGTGATCAACAACTTCGGATTTGTTTTTTCCACAGCTCACACACGGTTGATTCTCGAGCGCCAGTCTGATATCGTCTCTGATAGGACGATCCTTACTCGGGTCGTCCCTCAGCCCTATCATCTGAAGCTCGACAACCTTGCTCGTGCGCTTCTCTGGATTTTGTCTGAAAACGTCCCATACATATCTCTTACTGTTGAACGGAATTCCATTTCTGATGTTTCCATTGTTCGACCAACGAATACCGGCGGTGATCACTTCTTCTATTGAGACCCGTCGAGAAACCCCTAATTCGTTGGGCTGAAAAAGCGCGTCGATCTTTTGAGAGTTATTCATTTTCGTAGTTATAATACGTATTAAACTTTTAAGTACCTTCATTGTCTACTACATTTTTAAGGAGTTTAAAAAACTCCGGGTCGATCTCTGATCCGATGAATCTGCGACCAGTTCGTTTGGCTGCGACGGCCGTGGTACCACCACCGAGGAATGTATCTACGACTAAGTCGCCTTCGTTCGTGTGTTCTTTGATCAGCTCCTCGAACAGGGGGAGCGACTTCTGGGTCGGATGGAATCTATTCTTACCCGCTGCTGTCGGATAGAAGTACACACCTTTGTTGTAGGATGAGTTGTAGGTTGCCTTGTTCTTCCTAACGAACGAGACCGCGATCTCCTTGGCGTTTGAAAGGTAATTGATTTTGGAGTTTATAGGTTGTGGGTTGTTCTTGACCCATACGAACCATCGAAATTGTTGCAACTTGTTTTTTCTCATCATGGCGATCAGATATGAAATTTTTTCAATATCGAACCATACGATACAAGTTCCACCGGGCTTGAGCTTTTTGTAGAATAATTCGATGAATTCTTCGAGTTTTCCCAAGGTGAAATCCTCGTCCCATTGACCGTATTTTGTTTTAACAGCGTATTTTTTTCCATAGATCGTACCGTATTTGAGGAAGTTCTCTTTTGCGTTTTTAGCCATTTTAACATCCTTGTTTTTTTCGAGAAAGACTTTCCATTCATCTTCCGTCTTGGAGAGATCTTGATCCGAGTCAATCGCGTCTCTGAGCTTGTTCATACCCGATTCACGAGAAATGATGTACGGTGGGTCAGTCAGGAAGAGATCGACTGAACCATCTTGAATGGTATTAAGGAGGTCTATACCGTCGCAATTTCGAATATCCATTTCACTTATTTATTACACGAATCATTTCTTTATTTACCTGCGAATGAAAACACCACGGGCGAATTCTGTAAAAGGGGTCCGATCGGATTTTCGGATCTGTACAGCTGCCCCGATCCAGACTGGACCAATGGGGTGTCGACATTTAAGAGACATCTTTTTGGTGGTGGGGAGTCGTAAGAGTAAGGGGGGTACTGGCTCCGAATAATAATTGTATTCTTCGCGGGGGGTGCAGCCTTCTCGAACCCCGGCGGTGGGAACAGTGTGCGCGGGACGATGTGTCCGTCGACACTGTGCTCACACACGGTTTCGTCCCAAGAGACGACGCGCGGCGCTTTCATTGGCGCGCAGGGCGTCTCGAAATGGTAGGGCACCCACGAGTCGTGGGTGGTGCCGAGAATGAGCCGCGTCGCGTCATGTGTCGTCATGGTTTCCCGCCGAACGGACGACACGGTGGGCGCGGTGGGTGATGGCGAAGAAAAAGGAGAACTGGTCATCATTATGGTGTCGGTGAGGTGTCGGTGAGGTGTCGGTGAGATCGAGTGTGCGGTGCGGTGCGGTGATGCGTGTGCGCGTGCGTTGTGGTACGCGCCGCGCAACATGAGCCGTGAAATAAACAGTTTTTTGAATTCAAAAATTCTACGCTAAGATTAGTCCAAATTCAGCCAAGAATCGACCTCTTTGTAACGCTGGTACAGCTCAGATTCCAAATCCGTAATCACACGATTCGCCTCTTCTTCGTTCATATTCTGAACAGCGTGCACGAAATTTCCAAAAGAAGGTGGCATTTCCCGCGCTTTTTTCACCTCACTCAAAAATTGGCTCAGCTGGTGGTGGCCGAAAATTGGGAGGGTGGTACGGAATTGTTGAGGGTCAAACATCTTGATTTTTACTGGGAATTTCCGTTTCCCTAGGGTCACAATGTTTTGCACAGAAGAACACGAACCGCACGCGGTCCTCGCGAGCGTCCATGGGTGGGACGTCCCATTCTGGATCGACTGCGGCCGCGGCGCGCTAAGCGTCCGCGAGCTGACGGCACTGATACTAGACGGGTTCGCGAAGCAGGTTCCCGTGTGGCTGCCTCGAGACGACGATGTCACTCTCATGTGGTCCGGTCGCGTTGTCGACCCGATTCTTAGGGTTGCCGACGCGATCCCTAACCAAGCTCGAGTTTTCGTCCACATATAAAAAATAGAATCTTTTTAATAATCATGTATCAAGTGTTTACAGATGGTAGTTGTTTGAATAACCCAGGAAATGGGGGATGGGCTGCGGTGGCGAACGATTTCAAAATATGTGGCGCGCAGCGCGACACGACCAATAATCAGATGGAAATGGTAGCGGTCATAAAAGCACTGGAACGAAGTTTGCAGATCGGCGAGCGCCGGGTCTGTATCAACACCGACTCTTCCTACACGAAAAATGGTATAACTTCGTGGATCATCGGTTGGAAAAAGAACGGGTGGCGCACGTCCAAAGGAGGTGACGTCAAGAACAAAGAACTCTGGCAGAGACTCGACGATCTACGCGAAAATTTTATCATCCTGGAGTGGAAATGGGTCAAGGCTCACAGTGGCATTCCGCAAAACGAATTGGTCGATACCTTGGCACGTAACTGCGCAAAAAATATATCAACAGTAAGTAGCTGATGAGTGACCAGCACTGCGAGTGGTGTGAAAAGCAGGAAAAACTGCTAATACGCTGGGCGGAGAAGGCCGCAGGGTATCGGTGGCTGCATAATCACGCGAGGATCAACTTCAAACGGACCAACGACTGGTTGGCATACCCGAGCATCGTCATCGCGAGTATCACCGGTGTCGGTGGCTTTGCGGTCCTCTCTCCATCTGGGAGCGACGACGCGTCCCCCGAAATGCAGCAGCGCATTGTGATTCTTCAGTACCTGTTTGCCTTCCTTAACGTGGCAGCGGGAATCCTCTCGTCCGTGTCTAAGTTCAGTCAGAGTCTACCACTTTCCGAGGCGCACAGTGCGATGTGTGTTCAGTGGAGTAAGTTTTATCGATCGATAGACATGGAGTTGAGTCTCGACGTAAGGCACAGGACGGACGTCGTGAAGTTCATCGTGAATTCCAGAAATCTGTATGACAAACTTTTGGACGACTCTCCAGATATCCCATCGGACAGTATTCGTGCGTTTCTTCTTCAATTTCCTGACAAACCAAACAAACCCGATGTATGCAACGGTTTATCGATAGTCGTCAATGACGACACCGACTCTGTGAGTTCATCCAAACGGGCGGTCAAGAGATGGCTCGGGGCATTTAAAGGTGTCACTACACGGAGAAAAAGTGATGATGTAGAGATGGACGAGTTACACCGAGTAGATTCGGTTTAGAATTCTTTTCTCAGTACACAATAAAACATAATGTCTATGAAAATAGTGGCATTTCTGGCGACGACGATCGTATACGGAATAGTCTATATGGTTCTTGATAAGGCTGACCCCAACGCCTTCGGGTTTGGTAGTTGGATAGACCCTTTTTACTTCTCTTTTACAACGATGTCGACGGTGGGTTACGGTGATTGGCTTCCACAGACAGACGTCGCTAAGATGGCGGTCATGAGTCACCAGTTTATCCTGATTGCGGAAATCCTCACCTTGTTCTTCGATAGTGATTCACCTCCGAAGATGCCTAAGATGCCCAGTATGCCCCGTGGTGGTATGGGTGGTATGGGTGGCATGGGTGGTATGATGAAGCGTCGCTTTTGATTTAAAGATAACGTGCGAGACATAAATAGATGAACATCGGGATCCTAACTGCGGGTGGTGTTTGCCCGGGTGTAAATAACATCGTAAAAACTTTAACTCTGTACGAAAATTCCCTGGGGAACCGCGTTTTAGGATTCAATGAAGGATTCAAGGGACTCAACCGGAATATTCGAACGGATCTTAATCGTAAACACATTCAGGACATCGCGGGTAGCATCTTGCGCGTGTCCTGCGAACCTGTGGATTTACAGGCTTCCGAGAGCACGCTGAGTGAAATCGACCGTCTATACTGCATATGTGGGAACGAATCGATGAAAAGCGCGTCGAAACTCGCGATGAGCGACTCGGTGCAGACCAACATCGTCGGTATAGCAAAGACTATCTTCAATGACCTTCCGGGCGATTTGGAATCGGTCGGGTTCCAAACCGCTGTTCAGGAATTCGCCAATTATATCGATTACGCCTACACAGAAGCTTCGACGACGAACTCCATCGTCTTCGTAGAAACACCGGGAAACAAGGAGAGTGCGCTGTATACCAACTCTATATACGCACGATACTCGAAAGTGACTGATATGATTAACCACAAGACTAATAAAACAATTTCGATGCACCAGATAAAAAATAATTGCGAGACGAACGGCTTCGCGGTCGTTATAGTCGCAGAATCATGCGACTATAAAGAGATTGTAAACTATTTGAAAAAGTGGTCTCTTCACGAGGTAAAAATTATGACCCCTGGGTTCGTCATAAGAGACGCCGAGGCCTGTGTGTACGATTCCATTCTCTCCGTGAAGGTGGCGAAGGAATCATTCATGGATGCACAGAAGATGAGGAACTTCATCCGCGGTGGAAACACGCGTATCCTATTCGAGGATTACATTAAGATGGTTTAAAGATTTGCGTTCTTCAGTTTATATATCGGTGTTCCTATAGCTCAGTCGGTTAGAGCGTGGTGCTTATACGTATGTTATACTAAGAAGGGTTACACTTTCGTAAGCGACGCCAAGGTCACGGGTTCGAACCCCGTTGGGAACAATTTATAAACACATGGCCATTAGAATGCCGTTTGTCTGTTGAGCCTTCGAAAAGAGTTTCTTCTTCTCTTGCGCGCTGAAGCCTGTTTCTTTCTCCCAGGGTCCACTGCTGTAAAATGTGGGTGTACGCGCGGGACGACTCGCTGCCCTGTTCGGCGCTCTCCGAACAGTGCAGGGATCTCTACCCATATCTAACTCTCTCACCGCGACTCTGAAACCGAGCCTTTCGTAATATTTGACCACTGCTCTCAGGGCGGAAAGGACGACACCTCGCTTCTTCATGTCGCGCGCCATGGCAGCGACGAGTTCGATCATCGCCCTGCCGGGTGCGCTGTACGGCTTTCCGCGGTTGTTGAGGGGTTTGTTTATTGATTTCCCCTTACAGATGACGTCAATGTAGAGCCATTCATCCATGAAGTTCACGATTGTGAACCCACGAAGCTCACCGCGGACACCCGATGCGAACACGTCGTATGCGAGAATAAGAACATCCGCCTGGCGGACCGCACCTTTAACATACGACGCAAGTACACCGCCTTTACACAGTTCATCATATTCGACTCCCCTGATAATTTCAGATGCCTTGGTACGGAACAACCTTTGATCTTGTTTTTTGTAAACGATTTCGACTCCGTTCTTAACCGAGTTCATTTAATATTAACTTAGAATAAAATGGAAACCTTCCACCTGAACATCACGGACGGTACCACTCCCCGTGACATGGACTTCTTTTTCAACTACGTGTGGTTCAGGACAAGGCGAAAAGCACACATCGTGCTCGACACGACGCGATGCAGAGAAGTGAATCTCGGAAGAGTTCTGTCGATGAAGGGTATATTGGACAAACATCGGCACAACTCTAGGAAGTATATCGACCACACCACGGTTTATGTAAAATCTAAATGGGCGAGGCGACTCCTAAGTTGGGGGTTAAAGATTATTAGAACGGAGCGACCAGTCAGGATCGAATATAAAGAAATGATACGCAAGTGAAACATGACGAGCCCTCGGGCGCTACGAAGTTCTATTTGTCGGACGTGTTCAGACGACCGCATCAGTTGGCAAGATTATTTCATGAAAGTCGCCATCCTCGCATCGATTCGGTCTCCGTGTGAAAGGTTGAAGGTCGGGTGCGTCCTCGTGAAGGACAACCGTCTCATAAGCATGGGGTACAACGGCTTTCTCGCGGGTGCTGAGCATAGGTCGATCATCCGCCACGGTCACGAACAGGCCACGATACACGCCGAGATTAATGCCATCACCGATGCAGTCAAGAGAGGGGTCTCCATCGACGGCGCCGAGGCGTACATCACACATTATCCGTGTTTGAACTGTTTCAAAGCGCTCGCGAGCAGTGGCATCAAGAAGATATTTTACGAAATCGACTACAAAAACGACTATTTACTAGAACAACTAGGATACGACATTCCAGTCGTGAAGGTTTAGTACCCCCACTTGACGTCGTCAACCTTGGCATTCTTGTTTTGTCGACTGATGAACGATTCTCGGCCGTGGTCTCGATGACCTATAGTTGATTTGTGTGAGCGATCTATGCGCATGTAGTCACGTAAGTCCTTATAGAACACCCGTGCACCTTTTGCAATCAAATCTTCAGTCTTCATGTCAACGTGATTGTCCATGGGTAAAAAGTGTTTCATGTAGTTCTTGATGTTAGGCACGTGAACTAAGTAGCATTTCGTCGACGAGATCCACTTCACACGTTCTATGTCACTTTCCTCGTGGGTGTGAAAGGGTAGTCGCGATAGGCAGTGGAAGAAAATCAGTTCAAAATCATCCTTTTTTCTGTCAATCACATTTTGAATGTGGGCGTACAACTCTTTGGATTTCACGATGACGTTATCTTCGAATATCACGGCGTACTTCAACTCCTGCTCCATGGCCCTGCGGTAGAAGTCGAGGTGGCCGAAATAGCACCCAATGGCACCCATATTAAAGTACGTAATATTTGGGCGAATAGTGTTCGAGTTGTAATGCATCTCCACCGCTTTTTTGAAATATTTTGGCACTATTTCCTCTTCGTACTCACGAGCGGTCTCTAAGTCCCTCGTGTCCGGACCGTATATAACTTCGATGGGTATTTTCGGATCGTGGTTCTTGAAGAATCTTTCTCGTCTCAGCGTCTCCTTTTCCAGTGTCAACAAAAAGCACTTATACTGGAACGGTGAAGACCCGGACATGATGTACACCGCGATCAAAAACAAAACGACAACAATCGGAACCATCTCTACTTAAAAATAATATTTTTTATTTCCTTAAAATGGCTTAAAGAGAAGAGTGTAAATCAAGATATGCGCGCTCCTATAGTGTAGTTGGTCAACACAGTGGACTTTGAATCCACTACCCCAGGTTCGAGTCCTGGTGGGAGCTCACATCCTCTCTTAGCTCAGTCGGTAGAGCAGTGGACTGTAGTTCCAATGGTCACTAGTTCGATTCTAGTAGAGAGGACCATTCCTCTGTAGCTCAGTTGGTAGAGCGACAGGCTGTTAACCTGTAGGTCGTCGGTTCGAACCCGGCCGGAGGAGACCCACACCTTTTACATACGTGAACCCGGATGTAAAAGATGTTGAAACGTACTTAGAAAGATTGTTTTAAGCATGAATAAAGATGTCCACTATTCTTAAGTTTTTTACGGCACCCTTATACGCGCGGCAAAACCGCCTTCGCGCGTCTAGTCTAGATCACCCACCGCTTCCCCCGAACAATGTGAACGACTGGAGCTATGGACCTTATTGTTTCAAGGCGACGGTAGAAGCCGTGGACGGAGAGGGTATCGATCGAACCTTCATAGGATACAGTCAAAACGTGGATATCGCAGAGAGGGTCGCTCTTTGCTGTAACAGATACAAGCGAGAGGGTACCTTGTGCACGGAACCGTCGCTCACGATGAAAGGTGGCGAAAGTGATGAAGCCGTTTTCATGAAGTTGAAAAACAGTGAGAAGCTTCATAGGCTCATTATCTAATTACATCTTGCAGCACGTGTAAGCGAATCGAATCCAGTCCTTGGGAGCTTTCAGCCCCTCACTAACTTCAAAGTCAACGCGTGTTAACGCCTCTGTGGGACTGCATCGGACCTTTCCAAGTCCCTTGATGGGGTCCATCTTACCCTTACCCTGATACGGAAGCTTTCGTTGCAGTTGATCACTCACAGAGATGTTTTCGTGACTCGTTTTGGCGACTCTACCGTTTTTTGCCAGGTGTCGCAGTTCTCGTATACCGTCACCCTGTGACGAGAAAAACGGTGTCCACTCGGTGTACTTCACCGGCCTACACGGCCCGGCGACGGGTTGCTTACTGCATTTGAAATCAAATTCCATCAAGTTCGGATCTAGTCTGATATCATTTGTCTGCGCCCCGCCGAACCTGAAATTTTCTTTGACCATGGAATTTTCCCATTTAGGCACGATCGTAGTCAGAGGAAAGTTCTTTCCGGCAGCATCCGCGCCGTACTCGCCGGCGCCGACCGATTTGAAATCACAATCCATAATCTTATTAAAGTTCTTATCCGGTTTCCTTGCCTGTAAGGTGTTCGTCCTCTGATCAGAGATGGGCGTTTTGAATTCGCCACCAATCTGTTTTCTGCACCGCGCAGTGTCGGAGCACATCTTGTTACCTTCCTCTTTCGTCCACGTCCATCCCGGGGCACCAGTCAAGCACCTGAAAACTTGTTTGTAGTTGTCGTGGTAGCTCCGGAACTGGTGTTTGAAGAGAAGGGAGGTTTCGGTCTCCACATTCTTCTTCTCCTTAATAATGTCACGGGGTACCCCGAACTTCTCCGAGCGTATTTGAAAGCTGTTTATAGCGTCAGATCCACAATCGACACGAAGATCGTCTTTCGCCCATAGGTTCGTCCAGGCATTTTTATCGTACCTACCCCATTCAACCTCGACATCTGTGATGTTGTCTACGACTCTGACTGGATTACCTTCGAGTGAAAATGAGTCGCGACCCCGGTTGGGAAGTGTATCGCCGCGATTCGGCCAGAGAAGGGCGGACTCCGTGGGTCGTCGCCTAAAATACGCACCGGAGGGAAAATACGGAAGTTGCCCGAGCCCCTCTGATTTCTCAACCCTCGTTCTGAAGCTCTTACTCCTGGGATCTTGGTACTGATCCAACTCCTCATACATGTCGTCTTCCATCTGTTTCACCCACGTCTCGTTCGCTTCGCGCTCTAACTTTTGAGTCTGTTCCTCTGAACCAGCCTTGTAGAGACCCATACCGACCCCACCCATCAACGAGAGGATGAGGATGGAGGATACACAGAGCATCACCACTATGTTCAGTGCTCCCATTATAAAGTGTTGAGATTAAAATTTTTCACTCTGTTGATCCGGTCCTATTGTGATCGGGGGAGCCTCTAGTATCTCGGTCTCCAACTTTCCCTCTTTATTCGGCTGAACATATGCGATCCTGCAGTCGTTCGCGCGAAGGACGGGGGTTCCCGTCTGAGTTGGGACGACGATGGGGCGGCACAACAGGGCAAACATTTACATAAGTGATGATTAAAAATATTGGTATACCTCAAAAAATTTTCAGAACCTCTCTTGAACGAGATTTCTTTAATTCGCCAACCTGTCGGTTTAATTCCACTCCCGGTTGTTTCAACCCGGAAACCATGGAACTCGTAACCCTAGCCACGGTCACCTCGTGGTTGCACGACTCACAACACGGGTCATCAGCGAGAGGAGCTGCGTTGTGACCGTGATCTCCGATGACGCCGGAGCAGAGAGAGGAGGACGCCATTGAACTCATCGCTGTGTATGCGTCGTCGCGTGGAGGCCGAGGCCACGTGCAACGAAAAGTGGCGTGTGCCGAACCGTATATTTTTTTAAAATTGGGGGGTGCAGGGACTTTTGATTTTTCCCGCCCAAACCGCGTGACACGGACCGCACAACACACCGCGCGTGCACGATGAGTGACACCCTCGATGACATCCACCGAGAGATGCTGGACAAGATCAGCGACGCGGCCGCCGACGGTACGATGCAAGAAAGCCTCTTCGTCTCACTCGCGGACGACATCAAGCGACTGCATGACCACGAGACACCGCGCGCCGTAAAAATACCATGGGTGTCTTTCTCCGTCAGCGACGGTGTGTTCGCCGATCCCACGCTTAATCTCGATGGAATAAGCGTCTTACCCACCCACGAAGCACGAGTAACACTACCACGCCTTCGAGTATCACCATACCGCATCACGTCGTCTGAATGGAATATGCAGCGTCGGACGTGGGAGCGCGAGCTACGCACGAAGGAGCAGGATATTTCCTTCACGCACCGGCGGATCTCCAGGTTGTACGCTAACCTGAATACCCATAAAAGTATCAGCCGCGTGACAGCAAAGCACAAATCTCTGGTTGCCGAGGCGAATATGACCTACGAACAATATATCCGCGCGTTCAATCAACAGAAAGAAAAAATGAGACACGATTTCTGTGAGCGAATCAAAAGACAGATCGCGAGATTGCACGTATACGAAAAGCTGAGAACTCAGCTGGTCAATCGCATGCACCAAGCTGGTATGCGTGCCGAAGAATTCATACGCTTTGAACCGGTCTGCAGATCCAATGGTGGTCCGAGTTACGGAGGTTTTGTCATCTATTCAAAAGGTAGATTGACTGGGAATCGACCCATCTTCAATATGCGTATCGACTGCGCGAAGAGAGATTGCGTCATCAAAATTTGGCAGGCTGTTCGGAGAGACAATCATTTCTATGAAAATGGACGCTTTTTTTGTGAACTGTTGTTCGCATCTGCTAACACGTTCAGACCACAGCTCCCGGAGATCACAGACTCTTCCCGAAGAGCCGCTTCAAATCCTCTGTGAACATACTGAAATGACCGAGTCTGTACTGACTAAATGCCCATAGAGTAAAGAACACTGTTTTTGTAATTTTATTTACATCATTTTCTTCCATCACGTATATCGGTGAAACGACGCGGTGCATGAAGGTCTTCTCCTTTTCCTGATTTGTGAGCATCATCTCCAACTGCGTCATAGCGCAGGTGTCGTCATTCACCGACCAGTGATAAAAAATAAAGGGGATTATCATACCATAAAACTCCAGCTGTCTGCGATCGTTCAGGAAAGGAGTCACCAGAATCCATAACAAAAAACAAAAATGAATCCAAAATATTATATTCATATTTACTAAGATGAGCGTAGAAAATATAACAGAGGAAAAAATGGCGGCATCGTGGAACGATTACCACGAAGTTATTCTTAAAAATTGGGGGGAGCAGAGTGCCTGTTACCGCTATATGCACCATAGATCTTTCCTGATGTACCGGAAGCTGTCTCTCCGGTTTAACCTACCGGTCATCGTTTTGAGTACGCTGACGGGTACGGCGAATTTCGCTCAGAGTACATTACCCGTCTCTATCCAACCCATGGCGCCTTCGATCATCGGTGGTCTGAATCTTATCGCTGGGCTTATAGCTACTATTAGCACCTTCCTAAAAATCCAGGAGCTCATGGAGAACCACCGGACAGCCGCACTCGCACACGGGAACCTAAGCAGGAACATTCGACTCCAACTCGCCCTACCGAGAGAGGAGCGTAAGAAGGAGGGTCTGAAGTTCGTGGAAGATTGCAAAACGACATATGACTCGTTGTTAGAACAATCTCCACCCATTCCCAAACACATCCTTTTAAAATTTGAAAGGGAATACCCACGTGAATCGAACTTTACCAAACCTGAGATCCTTCGCGTCCGCGCCATTCCACTGTTGAAGAGTATCACCAGAAATACTCCACTGGAAAAGATTTTTAATAAAGAGGGTGAAGACGAGGAAGAGATTGACGTAGAGATTGACGTAGACGAAGAAGAGGAAGAAGAAGAGGAGGAGGAGGAGGAGATCACGGTGGTTGACGACGATGACCTCGAACAAGGTAAAGGAGGAGAATCAAGATAGTAATGTTAAATAGACCCGTGCAAATCACGTATGGTAGAACGACCTTCTTAGTTAAGGGTTCGAAGATACGCTTCTGTAGTGCGGGGTTACCTAAAACTAAATCTACCCCTTGATTAATAAAGTCATCAGCCTCGATGGAATCTTTCATTACTGTAAAAGACGAAAAAAAGCATGAAAAGGTTCACACGATACACGGAAACAAAATTGCATTGATTCAGGGTTACCTGAACAAGGGTAAAAATGTGTTCATCTGCGGCTCCACGGGAGTTGGTAAAAGTTTCGTGTTGAGAGAAGCGCTCCGTGGCCTGAAATGCGTAGAGCTTCTGGGTGAACATCTCAAATCTAAATCACTTTTCCTTCCGTTCATCAAACCTTCGGCTCAACACGTTTACATCGAAGATTACGACACAATCTTTAAACAAATCGTCGAGTCGGTATCTGATGGTGATCGCCTGTCCCGCGGATCCCTTATCATAACCACGACGAACATGTGTATGTACCCCAACTTCGAGACGGTGTTCATCCCCAAACACAAACCCGACACGTTGTTACAGCTCGTCGACAATGTGACGCCGGAGGTGGAAGCCGCCGCGCGCAGATGCCAGGGGAACATCAGAAGTTTTTTCAACTACTCCGACGGGTACGACCCGATGGACGATTTCCAAACCCCGAAAGATTTCATAGCCGACGTTCTGTGTGATCCCGGACCGATACACATTCGTGACAGCATCTCCGAGCACGGACATGTGTGGGACGTGTTTCAGGAGAATTATATCGACTCCGTCGGTGCGGACATAGCGAAAACGACAGTAGCTTTCTCCGACGCGGACTTCTTCGACACGCATATATACACCCGGGGTAGTTGGTTCCTGATGCCGTATTTCGTATGTAACGCGCTGACCATACCGAAGGCTTCGCTCGGTGAGCCTCTTAATCGAGACAAAATCCGACCGGGGAGCTGCTGGACGAAGCTGGGGAATTACAGGATGCGAAAATCAAAGTTCGCTAGCATTCAAAAGAAATCGAGACTGAATCTGGGGGTGGAGGAGGTCGGTTTGCTGAAAAAATATGCCGAGAAGGGTGATCTGGAACCACTCTTTAACTATAAAATTACACCACAGGATTTCGATGTCATCAATCATCTATGCGTCGGAAGTAATTTAAAAGCAAGAGAGGTGAGTAAAGTAAAGAAGCAGTTGCGTAATGTCTACGAAAGAGGAAGAATCTGAAGCTACTGAAACTGTGGTCAAAATCACTGGCAATGAAATCTTATTTTATGGAGATGTGGATCGTGAAAACGCCCTTGAATTTGTTGAAAAATTTAAGCGTTTGGAGATCGAACTTCTTAAAAAAAAGGCTGAACTCGTTGGCTACGAACCCGTGATAAGGGTTCACATTCATTCAGATGGTGGATGTATATTTTCAGGTATGAACCTCATGAACGTCCTGGAATCTTCCAGAGTTCGCGTAATAACAGTGGCACAAGGTTCGTGTTGTTCGGCAGCCACATTTATGCTCCTCGGAGGTTCCGAGAGGCGGATGGGGAAAAACGCCTTTGTGTTGATTCATCAGATCTCCACTGAGATGTGGGGCAACTACGAAGACCTTAAGCACGAGCTTCGGTCGACAGACAAATTTATGAAGATGCTCAAAAAGATGTACATGGAAAAAACAAAAATTCCAGAGCGGAAATTTAGGTAAGTTTATTTTAATTTCCGTATGGTCTATTAGACTGACGTCGTGTTGTTTTACAGAAAGTTGATGAAGAAAGATATTTACTTGTCACCCAAGGATTGCATCCGCTATGGCATAGTTGGTGAACTCGAGTGAACTTCGAGATATCCATCGAGTGTTGTGTACCTCCTCCGCCTGGTGTGAATATTCGAGGCTCGTTTGTACATACAAAGAACAGACAGGCATATAAAAATAACCAGGAACGTATTGAGGTTCCACTGAATGTTTTTGTTTTCCGGTGGTTTGAGTCTTTCAAGCCGGGCATAGTTCACCACTGGGATGGGCATTCTATCTAATTAAAGTATATCTTTTTTTTATATTAAATTATCAGTATTCAGAAGGAAACATGAGTGTAAAAACCCGTACACACGACTCCAAAGCGTCTAGTGGATAGTGTTCGTCGGACTCTGATTCCATCAAATCAAGCTTCAAGTAGCACATCGGAACCCCGGGAACGAGTATCGTACACATGATGTGGTCACCGCTCGGATCGCACGATGGGTTAAACGTGTTCACCTTTGCGGTATCGCTGGTACCGATGTCGATGCACGCTTCGAAGAGTAGCTTCTTTTGTGCAGAGCTGAGTTCGTCCACACCGACCGAGAGTATGACACATACGTCTTGGTGTTGAGACACGACTTTGTGAAGGAGCGTGTCCGAAGATGCGGCCTTGTAGACCTCGTTCTGAAGAGCCATATTGAAGGCGCCTTTACGGGCAGTGTCGTTGGGTGAAGACGTCTCGATACCCTGTATAGGTAGAGAGTCACTAAAAAATGTAAAAATATCAGTGTAGAAATGACCCAACACACCTTGAGTTCTTTCTCCAGCTGTTCAATTTTTGCATTAGCCCTCTCCAGTTTTTCAAACCCTAAATCGAGTGCACCCAGGATCACCTTAGGTGGGGTTTGAGTACAGAGCCGAATCCTAGTTTTGACAATTTCTTGGTTTTCAAATTTCTTCTGAGTATGTAATTTGAGACGCAGGGCCACAGCTTCCTCGAGTTCTTTGATGGAGAGTTCCATATTTTGCCACGTGTCGAATTATCGAAGAAGCGCGTCGCGGTAGAGGATGATGCCGGGGGTATTTGAGAGCGACGCTTCAAAGGTGTGCACGGCGGTAGCAACAGGATACGTTTTAAGCGTTCAAACACGCTTTTCGTGAAAGTCGATTCCGGACCGTGATGCGGCTCGGAGGCGTTTGCGCTTTGAAAAATGAACCTCATGGAGCGATCTATAACAATAATTACGAAATTCAGATATAATATTAAATACGGTTTTCGCCTAAAATTTGATTTATGATCTCGTCGTCGTCAGCTTCGCGGCTCTTAAGCTCGTTGATAATCTCTTCAAGGGGGACCATTCGTTCAGATAATCTGCTCAGTGCTTCGTGACCACAACTGAAAAAGCATACGTCGTCTTCGTCGAATGGACTCTCAGGGATGTCCATACACCGAAACAGCTCTTGTGCGATGAAACTGTACAGCTGAAAGCTTTGGCGATCGTCTGAATTGGCCGCGTCTATCGCGCGGTACGTGACAATGTGTTGAAACACCATCGCGAATTCGCTGGGAACGTAACCATCATCTTCTTGGATCCTTGAAAACAGTTTCAGAAGATCTGAGATGACGATCTGACTTGAAGAGGTGCCGTCCAAGACCATATAATATGGGAATAATACATTATTCAAATGATATGGGAATTCCGTATGCTCATCATAAGGAATGACAGTCGCGTCTTCCATTTCCTTGTACGCTCCGAGAATATGGTTTCTGAGGGTTTCCATATTTTGCCACGTGTCGAATTATAGAAGAAGCGCGTCGCGGTAGAGGATGATGTCGGGGGTATTTGAGAGCGACGCTTCAAATGTGTGCACGGCGGTAGCAACAGGATACGTTTTAGGCGCTTAAATACACCTTTCGTGAAATTCGGTTCGACGGCCTCGTGGGGGTCGGGTGTCTTGTGTGCGTCAGAATGAAGCATGGAGCTTAGAGCTTTCGTACTAAATTAGTAATATGTACAGGTTGTGGTATGGTAGTACCATCATATTATTACTGATAACCGTACTAAATTCAGTCAGTGCGTACGAACAATTTCTTAATCACAAACTGAAAATTTTACAAGTGTATTACAGTCACAAGGAGCACCTCGCCAGGGTTGCGGCGGTGCATAATGGTGTCATGAATTACATTAGGACGAAACAGGAGATTCGATTAGCCTTTTACAAACTAATACGATGTCCTTTTGTGCTCGTGGGAAGTATCGGAGGGGCTGTAGAGAGGGGGGCGACGACGGTCGAGACCGTCTTTTTAATCGTCGAATCCGGGGTCCAGTCGTTGACCAATACGATTCCTTATATATTGGGAATTCTGGTCCTGTTATTACTATACGACATAGCGGTGAAACTCAGAAAAAATCTAATTAGACTGTAATATGAAGAAGCAGACTAAATCCCAAGTGATGATGGTCGTCGTAATCACCCTTATAGCAACCGTGGCCTACCTCTTGGCCAACCCCAAGAAGGTCGTCGTCTCTCGCCCAGTTTTTCGCACCGCGAGGGCGCCTCCTCCCCCTCGGATGGAGCCGGAATTCCGTCAGCCACCTATTCGAAGTTGGAAGCCGGGTGTCTTCCACCAGATGGGAGTCTTAACAGGCGAGCAAGGGGAAACCTTACCCTTATATGGTAAGGAGGTCAGGGGCAGGCGAGATCGGTATCACTTCTACACGACTACGGGGGGTGATAATCTATATTCCATACCTGTGGGACACAAGGACAGAGATTGCATGGATGACGTCGGCTGCCAGGAACTTCATTCTAGTGAATCAGTCGACGTCACGGGGAAAGGGTCGTTCAATGTGAACATGTATCGCGTGGACAACTTTATTTGAAATTGACTCACTCCTCGGCCGGAGAGGACGCCATACGACGCTTGGATTCGTCAACGATGCGGCTGGTGGAGCTGCTGCACGAGGAGAGGGAGCAACAGCAGGCTAACATAATAGGGGGTGTCTTGAAGGGCATTTTGACTATCATATATATCATTATGATCAAACAAATTACACTGGCGATGTAGGAACCGAACTCCTTGTCACTCAAAGGACCGTCGGTTTTGGGAGTTATATCACCGATGACGGGAATACCCGCGGAGAGACCGGAAACGACATTCATCATGGTCATTGGCAAACTGAGCATCGAAAGTGGATCCATTGTTTATTACTATAATCACATAAAAAAATATAGACTACTACCAAATGGCGAGCCTCCTTCTCCTGATGTGCTGCTGCTCATCCCTGTCCAGCTCGGCGGCGGGAGGTTTTATCACCGGTTTCATACCAGGAACTTCACCTCACTTTGAGAAGGTTGTCAGGATGAAGAAGATGCGGCAGTTCATGGACTTGGCCAACGAATTGCGACTCATCGGCACCGACATCCCGAGAGAGGGAGAACTCCCCGGTGACCTCACGACGAAGAACGCGATGCTCGACTCGTTCAGAAAGCTTCAGGAAAAATCACCGGAACTTTGCACCTTGTACAATGAGTTGACGAGCGAAGATGCTCGAGCGGAAATCAAAAAGGGCATGCAATATTACAAAAGTAACGAAAGCATTCTGACCTTCAGTGGGTTCCAGGACTGGAAATCTTACCTGAAAGACATGATGGAACCCACAGAAGAGATGAAAGTTGATTACGGGAGACTCACCGAAGATCAGGTACGAAATTCCTGCACGTGGCAGAGCCAGGACGAAGAGCGTAAGAAGTGCTTACCGTTCTCAAATGTAGACATCGCGATAATGGAGATGAAAGACTCGTGTGAAAGTCTCCGCGATATGATGGAGCAACAGCCTGAAGATTTAGTCGACCAAATTCTCAACGCGAAACAATGATTCCGAACCGCCTCTTCAGGAACTTGTCCACCTGACCGAACGAGGGATAACTCCACAGATACCATCGGGACCAAAAACCGGCGCTTCCTACACCGCTCACACCCCAGCTCTCTTTGTCGCTTCGGTCGACGTCTAACATTCGAGTCTGAATTTTTTTGGGGTCCTGTTCTGAAATCAGACCCATCGATATTTTACCGCCGTGCCGCCGCACGTACGCTCGCATACGAGAAGGATTCTTGTGTTTGGTGTAGTTGCTATATCCACTCGCACCAAAGTCAACAGTCCTGCCGTCTTCTAGTGTCGCCCTGAATTTCTTCGCCGGGTTAGGGCTCCGACGAATCCTGACGCGCATACTTACATTACGTTTTGAATTTTTTTACATGCAGGACTTGCAGCCGTACTCCTCCTTCTTGGGAAGGAAGAACAGGTGCTCACCACCGTGGCGTCCAACTCGGTAGAGGTGATCGTACATATGGAGGAGGCCTATGGCGAGGGCGATGGTGGAAACTACCACACCCTTAACCTTGCGGGAGGTCCACGCGTGAATGACTAGGAACGCGAGGAGGACCATCTGAACGATGGTGAGCTTCGTGGGCATCGCGAAGCGGGACTTGATCTCTTTCTTCTCCTTGGTGGGCTCGGGCTCGAGCGGTTCGGTGTATCCGGGCATTTCGTTCGTTTTTTATTTTATACAGAGATAATAATGTGGGTCAAAAGTGTCCTGGCGGTTCCCACGCTGATGGTGATGTGGGATTTCTGCAAATTTCCTTTAGACAGCCTGTATTTTCAGAACGTTCGTCGACCGCTCTGTGGAATACGCAATTCGTTCAGAGACATCATCCATATGTTTAGTCCGTGCAAGGTGTCCAATTACCCCGGCCTGGCGCTGATTAAACTCCACTTTAAGAAGATTCAAGAGGAATTCGAACGGGTCCATCCCTCGCTGAAGAAGAGATTTTACCACGACCTCTCTCCTTGGTTCGAGAAGAATGATAACTACTATTATTACAGGGTTGAAGATTTCCCCTTACTCAACAGTCTCCTGAAACAGATCCCATGCGTCGAAACGAAAGTGGCGGCGTTCGCCGTGAGTGAAGGTCCTATGCGACTCGACCCACACCGAGCGGAATGTAACCGCCTGTTGCGATACCACATAACCGTGCAGAGTGGTGGTAGATGCGTTCTTTACACGGACGGGGGACAGCACGTCCACGAAGAAGGCGGGGAATTTCTTTTCGATCATAGCAGGTACCACGAGTTGATAAAAGAAGGGGTGGGTAAGAGGACCGTGCTCATACTAGATGTCCATAGGAGGTGAGATGGTATCTGCACACCGCTACGTATTTGTCGCAGCCTCCTATGAGTTCAGGACTTTTGTCGTCTACGGTGCGCTTCGTGAAAGGACCAGGAGTTCCGTTTTTGCATCGCATGCAAAGCGCCGAAAGTTTGGTCACGTCGCACGCCATCGGGATGCAATCTATGATCTCACCGATCTTTCGCTGCGACGAGTCCGCGTCGAGTCCCGCGATGATGATGTTTTTGTTGACGTACATCCCACACTCCACGAACTTTTTGAGCCGAGGAAAAAATTGAGCCTCGTCTATGGCAACTACGTCGGCGTCGTCGAATTCCGGCATGTGTATCACGTCGAAGATGTCATACACCTTGAGACACGTGAACGTGACGTTGTCGTGCGTTCTCAGCACGCGTTCGGTAGACCGCGTGTCCTTACTCGAGTTGATGACCAAGATTTTATCACCGATCGCCTTTCGACATTTTAGACGCCGGATAAGCTCGGATGTTTTCCCGCTGAACATGTTGCCACAGATGATTGATAGGCTCATACATAAAATATAATGTTATTCTTTTATATGATCGAGGTCCACAGGGCAAAGTTCAAAGGACACGATGGCTGGTACAATCCTAGGACGGGTCGCGTCCGCTTCGGAAAACTCATCTACCCGTCGATCGAAGTTGCAATTAAATATCTAAAGGAAAAGTAAATAGTAAACGATGATCCAGTCCACCTTGTTCATCGTCACGCTCTCGTACCTCCTGCTTCACGTACGTAACCGGTCCAATTTCAAAAAGGAGTTGATCATACCCGCGATCGTTTTCCTGTGTACCAAGTACGTCTTCGGTGATTGGGACGGGGGGTACACCTGGACTCCTTCGGATATGTTGTTCGCCGCCTACGTTCTCGCGGTGTCGTATTTCACCGTGACGATAAAAATGTGAGCACAGAGTAAGGATGCCCCTCACCGATACCCAGATCGTTCGCAAGGTTGGCCAATTGCGTAAAACCAAGGGGAAGATCTACGCGCCGCTCAAATACTTCAGGGGGCTTGAGACCCTGGGACAGGTTGAGACCCGCTACAAGAAAATGCTTCGCAGGGATTATAGACGATTCAAGACGGACAAGGGACAAAAGACGAAGACTTCCTCCTACACCCAGAGGTTCAGAAAGAGATACGGACCCAAAGTCAAATCCCTCCCTGAAATTAGTAAAGCTACCGGCATTCCTCTGAAGACTGTGAAGACCGTGTACAAGAGGGGACTCGCCGCGTGGAGAACCGGGCATCGACCGGGAGCTTCTCCACAAGCGTGGGGGTACGCGAGGGTGTATAGTTTTGCCACTAAGGGTAAGACGTACTATACGGCTGATAAAGATTTGCGGTAATTTTTGTAATCTTTATCTATGTATATTACACAAATGATCGGTGCCATCCAGGGTATTGAGACCTTACGCCAATTGACCTCAAAGAATGTCGAGTGTGACAGTACTTTCAAACACATGTGCTCCGAGGATAAAAAAAAATCTCAGAAATGTCCGAAATGTAATTTTACATACTGCTCGTATCACATTAAAATCAATAACAGTTACTTTGGACAGGGGGGTCACATATGTCCAGACACATGAGGATTCGCTTTAGAAATTTTGAACGCGTAAGCAGGTACCGAACCCTTCGGTGGTTTCTTACAGAAAATTTTACAGTCACAGCAATCTTTCACGGATATGAGCTGATTTTTAGTCGCGTAACATCGTGTCGGTAACATAATATCTTTGGAGAGGTACCGAATTATCTGGTCTGTGAGTATCATCCTATTTTAAATCATCTTTAAAAATTGGGTCTCAATTTTTAAATGTGAATTTTTAATTACAATTACTAAAATACCTCGTATGAGTATTTAGTTAGAGAACGCGAGACCGCCCATGCCTGATTGGATACGGAGGACGTTGTAGTTGGTCGCGAACATGTGGAGGTTGGTCGCGTTAAGGGCGCCGGCCGTGGTGATGGACACCTGCGCGTTGTCGATGCGGCTGAAGTTGCACGTGCCGGTGGGCTGATGTTCTTCGGGGCGAAGTGCGAAGCTATAGGCATATACACCGGGGAACGGGGAACCGCTGAAGTGGTGGTAGGGCTGCACCTGGTTGAAGTACTTACCACCCTGAGCCTTGAAGCGGTCCTGACCGTTCAGGACGAGCTTGAAGTCGGTCATCGCACCCTGAGCCTCCTCGGTCCAGGCCTCGCGGTCGGCGTGGCCGGCGGTCAAGACAACGGGGGCACCGGTCGCGGCCGAAATGGGAAGCGCCTGATCACCGACAGCGGTGGATGAGGACGAGGTACCCGCCGAGATGGCGAGGTGGTCCGCCTGGCCGACGGACTTACCGAAAGACCAGAGAGAGTCAGCGGAAGTGCCGGTGAGGCACCACATCAGGCTCTTGACCGGATGATTGAACGAGAGACGAATCTGCTTGGTTCCGGTGGCGTCAACGGTATCAACTCCAGTGTGCTGGGTTTGCTCAATGAGGTACTCGTGGCCCTTCTGCGCAAAACGACGACGCTCCTCCGTGTCGAGGTAGATGTAATTAGCGTACACCTTGAAGGTGCCGGGGTTGCAGTAGGTGGTGAAGTCGGACGCGAGGTCGAAGTCCACACGAACTTCGTGGTATTGAAGTGCGATGAGCGGCAGCGCGAGCCCCATGTTCCTGTTGAAGAAGAACAGGAGGGGGAGGAACACCTTGTTGCCGTCGCTGGCGGTCGTCATCTTGCCGTACTGAGCCTTCTTCGCTTCGTCGTAGTACAGCTCGGAGTAGAGACGCCAGTACTTCTGGTAGAGTTTGTCCACCCTTTGACCCCCAATTGATAATTCTACGGAGGAGACAGCACGCTCGGCGACCCAGCAAGAGACACCGGAGGTCTGCGCGTTGGACTCGAGCTCCACGTACATTTCGCCGACGAGGTCACCGTTACGGGCGACGGTCACGGAGACGCGGCCGGAGTTGCCGGGGTTGCCGTTGAGGGTCTGCTCGATGTTCTCCATAGCGAAGTTGGTATGGCGCTTGTACTTGGCCTGGTAGAAGGTAACTTCGGGGTTACCGGTGAGGTACACGTCTTGCGCGCCGTAGGCGACTAACTGCATGAGTCCGCCAGCCATTTTGAAAGTTGTTGTACTATAAGCAGAGAAAATAATTTTGGACCATGTCCACGCGCGCGGAAATTTTCGTCTCGATTTTTCTCAGTAGATTTCAAATGTCCACCAAGCCGCAGCCTGAAGAAATTCCCGAAGACCAGATGGAGGAAGGTGAGATCATCGACGACGAGGAGATCGACGACGACGAACTCATGGAATTCGAAGATGAAGTTGACATCGCGTCTCTGATGACATCGCTCCTCGCGACCGACGAAGGCGACACGATCTGCACCGCTCTGGTCGCGATCGGGCAGCAGCTTCAGACCCAAAATAGGATACTCGTTAAAATTTTCAGCGAACTTAAGGGATAAAATCAGTTAAGGAGAAATTTTGTATAATATGTAACATGGAAGAACTTCACTTCATCGATGACGAACCGGATCGCTACCAAGCACTACTGGAGCTGGAGAAACGGTCAATCGAGTCTATGAATGTTGAACAA